CTGCCATGTATGATGCTCCATCTATTCCGTTTATTGCCTCTTCTTGCGTAAGTTTCCTTGCGGGAAACTTGCGGGGAAGTTGCTTTACCATTTCTTCAACTATGTTGTCCAATAACTCCTCATCATATTTCTTCTCTGGTATTTTTCTATTCGCTTTCAAAAATGCTACAACTTGAGGGTCCACAACTGTTCCATCTGGATTTGTTCTCTTCGATAAAACTGCTGGGCTCTCGATAGGTTCAACAAAAAGTCCCGCCAATGGTGACGGTACAATCTTTGTTCTTCCGGGGTTGTGTACCTCGGGTGCCACTCCAACTAACTTGATATTATTCTCAAGCTTGTCAAAGGGAATATTTAATTTTACATCCTCTAGTCGTGCCTCTCCTGTGTCAAATCTCTTCAAAATTTCATGTACATAAGGTATCTTCTTCTCTCCTGACTCTCCAACTAACGGTTTCTCAATTTTCTCCAATAATCCTTTCATTCCAATCTCAAGGTCATCTTGTGTGATAACCACTCCTGCTATGTATGATCCTGTTCCTGCTATATGAATGCCCAAAATTTTCCTCACAAATGTTGAATTGTTAACAACGTAAACGCTGCCACAATCACCACCTGTGGAAGATCCTTCTGCCATAAATGTATCAGAACAAGTTATAATCTGTCCATCTTTTCCAACTACATAGTCCACTGTGTCTGTCCAATAAGGTTGTGAAACCGTTGTCATCCACAAAACTTTGTCTTTGTACTGTGCCATCGTGATGAAATTACCAAGAACTTGTGTTAAGTCCTCGGTCTTCACAAAGTGTTTTCTAATGTCGCGAAACATAGGAAAATCTTTGCGGGTAATTGTGATGAGGCATAAATCCTTTTCAGGATGATATGCCTTTTTGTAATCTCCTCTGGTCAACATAAAGTCACCATGAGAAGTGTAGATATGTATAGTGTCTGTGAACTGCAACTTGATTGCATGCTTCACTGTGATGAAAGTTCGTCCTGTAACGAACACTGCCTGTGCGTCTCTTACCTGTCCATCGGCGCATTTGCTAACGACCATTGCTTGGTTTCCTGCCACAACGTCATTAACATATCGCTTCATATCTATGCTTGATTGCGCTTCCAAAATCTGTGCTGTGCCTGATTGCACTTGCCATGGTTGTGAAAGTCTTTGTGGTGGTTGCACCCTTCTTTGATAAGGTGCAAACACTCCTGGTGCTCGTGTCGCTCCAGTATATGATTCTGCTGCCAATTCTTCTTCTTCTTTAGAACTATTCTTCGCGAAAAGAAATAGTCCACCTGCTACCAAACCAACCACACTCAATGCTCCTATTGCAAAAGCAAGAGCTGGTTTCTTCATCTTATTGTATTCTATCTTTCCAATCCATTCTGTCGCCTGTTCC